ATAAAATGGCGTGATTTGGAATTTATCCAGCAGGAGAATTTTAAAGAGTGGATTAATGATGGCGACACAAAACTGATAGAATCAATCTTAAAATATCAATTTGTTGATGCGTTTAAGGTTTGGGAACACAACGGGAAGTTGTTTTGTTTAGATGGTAAACATCGTTTCCTTGACTTGATTAAAGTTGCAGAGCTTGGTCATAATGTACCCGATGAGTTACCAGCTACATTTGTTGATTGCGAAAATATCGAATCGGCTGCTGAATTGGTTTTGGTTTATTCCAGTGCCTATGCAAAAATTACACAACAAGGTTTATTTGATTTCGTTTCAAAATTTAGCCTTGACATTCCGAGTTTGAATGCTGTTATAAATATTCCCGAATTCTCAATGCAACGCTTTGAGCAAAAGTTTGATTTATTAGATATTCAAAGTGGTGAAGAGCCATTTGTTGAAGTTGACGAAAAGAATATCATTGTTAAGACTGGAGACGTATTTCAGTTAAACGGACATCGTTTAATCTGTGGTTCGTTTACCAGCGATGCTGATGTAAAAGCATTGATGCAAGATGATAAAGCGAGAATAGTAAACTGCGATCCTCCTTACAATTTACCTGCAAACTTCTTTACCAACAAAGATGAGCAACGTCATAAAGACTTTGCTATGGCATCGGGAGAAATGACAGACGAGGAGTTTGTACAGTTCCTTGCTTTGATTATGACTACATCAGTTAATAATTCCGTTCCTGGTGCAATTCATTACATCTTTATGGATTTTCGCCACAGTTGGCACATGACCGAAGCGGCACGTCGAGTGTATGGCAATCCACAACCTAAACAGATTTGTGTTTGGGAAAAGGATTTGTTTGCAAACGGTTCTTTCTATCGAGCACAGCACGAGCTTTGTTTTATATTCTCTGATGAGAAAGCAAAAGCACTTTGGCAAAAGGATTTACTTGACGAAGGCGGTGAGTTCTACAAAGACAATAACGAATGGTGCTTTATCTTTAAAAATGGAGAGGCGGCAAAGCATCTATCTCACTTGGAACTAAAGAACCGCATTCGCTCCAATGTTTGGAAATATCCGAGTGCTACCTCAATGGCAAATCCTGATAGGTTCGAGTTAAAGAATCATCCAACACCGAAGCCAGTTGTTATGATTGCTGATGCAATCCTTGACACAACAAATGAGAATGACATTGTTATTGATTGGTTTCTTGGTTCCGGCACTTGTCTTATTGCTTGTGAGCATACTAACAGACGTGGTCGCTTTACCGAGATTGAACCGATGTACGTTCAATCTGCAATTCAACGCTACATAAACTATTGCAACAAGAGAAGTATTGATGTTAACTTTACCCATTTAAACGGTAATCTAACATTAAACGACTTTGCAAATGAATCCAAACATTAAAATACTTATCGAGATGAGAAACACAATTATTGAATACTTAACCGAAGAGGCGGAGATAAACGTAAAAGCATTAGAAGCTTACAGCGATAAACCGATACAGGATTCTGATCCTGAACTTCGACGTATGCGTGAAGTTGAAGCGATAAAATTACGTGACCGAATTAGTCAGGCGCACCGACATATTGCGGTCATTAAAAGAATGTACCCAAATGAGTAATGAAAATATCAAAGCCAAAATCTACAGCGATAGAAAAAGAAAAGAGATTGTTAACAATCTATGGCTGGTTACTTGAAGGAGTTCCAGACCGATTGATTGTTCAACAAATTCTACAAACATATCCTATTGGAATAAGACAGGCAGAAAGATATGTAGTTGAGGCTTATGAAAAATATAAAAAAATTGAGGGTATAAACATTGAGCTAGAAAGAGATATTGCTATCGCAGGTTTACAACAGGACATCCGTTCATTACGTCCAGAATTTAGAGGCACACCAGCAGGATTGAGAGCAGTTAATGCAATCAAAAAAGAGATAGCAAAGTTAAAAGGGATTGAGTTACCAAAAAGTATTGACATCACGACAAAAGGCGAAAGTTTGAATTACAGACCAATATTTGGGGAATTAGATAGCGTTTTTGAAAATGATAAAACAGACGACAGCAAGTAGAAAAGTAAGAAAGATGCGTAAGCGCATCCGTGTTTTACAAGGCGGTCAAGGAGCAAGCAAGACGTTCACAGTTTTATTGAGAATTATAGACCAGTGCATCGTTCGTAACGACACATCGGTTACCATATTTCAGTACGAGCTTACCAAAATGAAGCGTACGGTTATTCGGGATTTTATTCGGATAATGAAAGAAACTGATAATTGGGTAAAGTCGGAATGGAACGCATCCAGCTCAACGTACAACTTTCGTAATGGAAGTTACATCGAGTTTGTGGGTTTATCGGATGCCGAAATAGGAAAAGGATTTCGTAGAGACATTGTTTATTTCAATGAAGCAAACAAAGGCATTCTATTTGAAAGCTACCAGCAAGTAGCATCGAGAGCGAAAATCATTTACATTGACTTCAATCCTGATAGAGAGTTTTGGGTACACACGGAAGTTTTGCCCGATGAGAATTCGGAATATTTGTGCTTGACTTTTTACGATAACGAAAGTCTTCCAGATACCGAAAGGCAAAGTATTTTAGATTATAAAAAGAAAGGATTTATAAATCCTGATTTGGAGGTTTACGATTTCAAAGCAAACATTAAATCGGAATACTGGGCGAATAAGTGGAGAGTTTACGGTTTAGGTCAAACAGGAACATTGGAAGGTCAGATTTACAAATGGAAAGTAATACCTGAATTACCAAAAGAAGCAGAACTAATAAGCTACGGTTTGGATTTTGGTTTCAATGATCCAACAGTATTAGTTGAATTGTACAAGTACGGACTAGGATATATTCTTCATGAACGATTGTACAAAAGTAAACTTGGACCGGATGAATTAAAAATTGAAATGTTAAGTTTAAATCTAAACAAAAAGATTACAATTCGTGCTGATGGTTCACGTCCGGAACTTATTAAAATGATTAGAGATTTAGGTTTGTCAATTGAAGGAGTTGACAAAGCACAAAAGAACGATAGGATATTATTATTAAGTGCCGAAAATATTTCAGTAACTCGAAGCTCGACAAATATCATTCGTGAGAAAGATGGTTATGTTTGGAAAAAGGCAAACGACGGAAGTAACAAAGATATTCCAATTGAAACCGATGACCACTCAATGGATGCATCACTTTATTCAGCCGACAAAGTAGTTATAAGAATTGTAAAAAGAAGTACATCATGGGGAAGCAGTCGACCAGTTTAACACTATTTGGTAAGAGACCAAAAACAATAGACTATATAAAGTTTAACAAAGAGGATAAGCAATTGATAGACTATACCATTCAGGAAAGTTTGAAAATAAACAATGAATTACGAGTTGTTGGATTAGTAACTAAAATTCTAAAACCAAAAAAAAACAATCTATGGTTATTCTCCTGGTCCGATAGAATTGAATTAGGCAAAGCATTTGAGAAAAAAGATTTATTCAAAGTTCTAAATATTGCATTTGGATTGGACAAAAAACAATTTGTAAGAACTGAATTATTTAATGCTTTTTCTTGTTATAAATGGGTTGCTAAAAATTATGAACAAATAATTGCAGCAGAAATTGAGCAGCTATCATCAGAACTAACTCAAGAAGAAAAAGATGCTGGAGTTGAAGAATTACAAGAGTTTGGATATAGTGTGGCACTTGATAATATTGCGCATGGAGATGTATTAAAATATAATGATTACTTAGAATTACCTTATTCAAAAATATTTAGAAAGTTAGCCCTGGATAAAAAAAAGTATGAAATAACTAAAACAATGCAAGATAATGCTAGTAGAAAAAATACAAGAGATAATTGAAGATTTCAATCTTAGCGAACTAATACAACCAAGTAAAATATGGAATTTCAATTATGGAAGTAATGAGTGGCAAAACTTAGGAGACTATCCTGATGATGTTGATTTACCGTTTCAAGAAAGAAAAAAATATTTGCTTTTGCTATGGAAAGACCGAGATTTAATTATCAATGACCAAGGCGGAACTGAAGGAGCTACGTTTACTGGAGATATGATTCTTTCTTTACGCTCAAAACTATCAGATCCAAGCTTTGAGTATAAATATGACACTCATATTAAAAACTTAGAGGCAGTTAGTGAGAGATTTAAGGAGAGTTTTATAG